CATACATACATACATACATACATACATACATACATACATACATACATAAGCATACCACCTACGGTGGCCATGTCAATTATGTTTATCATAATTTCCTCCTTTTTTACCAAGTATCTACTACTTCGTATTCAAGTACATCTTGACCATTCAATGCAAGACTATTATCTGATCCAGGAAAGCAATTTACACCAACTGCTAATCTTTTTGTATCAATGAATAGTATTGGTGCTCCTTTTCCTAAAATCAAATTATAAGTAGTTGTTCCAAACTCATCTTTTATTTCAAATTGGAAATTCCAAGCATATGCTTTATCTTTCGTAATTGTATATGCCTGATTATTATTTATTGATGTTTGACTTGAATAACCAGAATCACTTGTTTTTTTGAATTTGTATTTTATAGACTTAATAGTATTTTTTGAATTAACACTAGATATTGAACATACTACTTTAATATTTGTTGTATCTTCATAATTATTTACCCTATTCAAAGTAATTATAGCTGTTGGTAAAACCCAGTCTAAAATAGTAATAGTCTTTGAATATGTAGTATATAATCCTCTAGAATCTGTTACTTTAACTGTTACTGTTGCACTTGATGATAAATTTACTGTTCCATAGTCTATATAACCTGCTGCAGTCTTTGTCTGTGTAGAACCGTTAAATGTTATTTGATAACTAGATATTGAAGAACCATTGTTTGCTGTTGCAGCTCCATATGTCACTCGTAAACTAGAATTATTTCGTACTATATGTTGATTATTTTGAGTGATTCCTACTACTGTACTATTTTGATCTGCATATGTTAGTGTTCCTGCTGTTGGTTTTTCATTTCCAGTTATCTTATAAGTTCCACTTTTTGTTGTTACAGGTGGACTTGAATATACACAATAGTAAACACAATTTCCACTTTGTGCACTTGGAATACTATTATAAAGTGTACTAGCTGTAGGTGTGAAAGTTATTGATGTACCTGATGTTGTTCCACTATATAATTCTGTTCCACTTGTACTGTCTTTTTTCATATATACGGTACAACTTCTTCCTAATGGATTATAAAGTGATAATGTTTGACTATTTCCAATAGTTAATGAACTTGTTCCAACTGATGATACATATGGATATTGGTAAGTAGTTTGACTACTTGCCGTTGTATCATAATTGGTTTGTGGTGTTTTTCTTCTTAATCTAGTTTTAATGTTATAAGATGTATTTGCACTTAGTCCAGAAATTGTATATGATCCACTTTTTGCATTAACACTACCTACTGCTGTCCAATTTGAGCCATTATCTTTTGAATACCATACATAATCTACAGTATCATCACATGACCAATTCATTGTTACTGTTGTTTCTGTCTTGCTTGAAAAACTTTGAGTTGGAATTGCATATGTAGTTTGTGAGACTGTATTACTATCAGTTGTTAATTGACTATCTTTTCGCCGTACTCTTAATTTACAGTTATAAGATGTATTAGCACTTAGTCCCGATACTATAAAACTACCACTTGTTCCATCGGTGACATCATAACCAGTCCAACTACTACCTCCATTGGTAGAGTACCATACATAATCTATTGTATCTGCAGTTTGCCAATTAAATGTTAAACTCGTTTCATTCCGTTTCGAGACGGAAAAAGATGTAATACTCGTAGTCCGAGGAATGGTTGTTAATTGTGTTGTCTTCGTTCCAGTCATTGTACCTGCACTAATGTTGGTTGGCACACTATATGATGCTGTTACACTTCTAGTTCCATCACTATTATGACTAATTGTTACTGTTTTATCAATAACAGTTGTTGTAGTTCGATATGGTAATTTATGTGTAACTGTATACTTTACACCATCTATATAGTATGTAGTTGTTATATTATTTACATTATAAGAACCTTCGGTTGTTTTTAATTTCAATAAATATCTAACAGTTGATGTATTTGATGCTATATCATATGACTCTTCAGTTAATGTATGTGTATCTACTAATACTGCCATTTTCCATCACCACCTTATAGAATTGGAACGAATCCAATGCCTTCATTTGTTAAGGTATTACCCTCATATATGGTCATTGGTATTGCCCTTACTTTACTTGCAATTGTTATTTCTTCTTCAACTACTGACTTTCTCATGTGAAATTCATCACCATCAGCCCAGTAGATTTTTACATCACTAGCATTATAACCAGCGAATCCTACTTCTGGATTTAGTTTAATATATGTATTATCTTCACAATAAATAGTTAAGCCATTCTTGTCAGCTTTACATATTAATCTGTTAGATTCATCATATATTTCCATTATTCCAGATTCATTTAATCTAGATCCTAGTTTTAATGTTCCACCTTTTATCATATCTGCTACTAGATTAATAACATTAATATTTTGCATATCTAATGTTCCATCTATAGTCCATGCAGTTGTAAATGTTCCATTAATACCAGTATTACTAAAACCTATACCCCCACTATTTATCATTATTACATTGGTAGCATTTTCTTTTGGTAATGTATCAACCACTAGAATCTTATCACCATCATAAATAACATAAGAATTACCCATAGCTCCCCATATTTTAGATGTTGCCATTTGTAATTCATCTTGTAAAAATGATATTTTTTTATCTTGTTTCTGATTTACTTGTTCTTCTACTTGCTCACTTACTTTTGAAATCAGATCTTTTAGCTTAATTCTAAAATTTCCAAATTCAATTTGTGTATATTTATTCAAAATGCAGTCATATTCAATTAATATAACATTGGTAATAATATTAATTTTACATTTTGGATGTTTTACATAAATAGTGTCTCCAACATCTGATACATCGGTAATATAAGTTTCAACAGCATAATTTACTTTTGGAAACTTGTTATTTTGTAAATATTCATTTGCTTTAGTTCTTAGATCATCCTCTAAAGCATTATTATATGTTGTTTCATCTAAAACACCTTCTTCATCAGTATAATCTGCTGGATCTATATTGTCTTGATCGAATGATATTACTTTTGAATATGGAATATCATATAAAGTTTCTGATAAAGAAATATACACTTCTGGTAAGGTTAAACCATCTTTTCCTACTGGAAGAATTTTCGTTACAACATCATCCCAGTTTTCTTCTTGTGAAATTGATGTTATATCTTTACCATAAACAAGTGTTACACCTCTATCTTGTCCAATTTCAGCATTAATTGTTACAGACCAATTATCTCTTATTAAATGGCCTCCCCATCTTTCAATTATTGTTGGAATAGCCTCCTCGAAAGATTTTCTTACACATCTAAAAGAATTAATTTCTGTAATATTTGATGAAAATGTAAATGGAGGTGTAGTATCACAACCCAGTTTTAAATGATCTAATGCATCATTACAATTCTTATCTACTATATAGCTATCAGCTATTAAATAATTAGCTAGATCAAAATATAAATGTTTACCTTCAACTGTAATTCTATTGTTTTCTATAATAGGATTAGATAATCTAAATCCCTGTTTACCCCATGGTGTATCTGTTCTAATTATCATACCTGCTTGATAGTATTCAATATTATCTACAGTATCAACCATTTCTATTTTGTATTCACCATTATCTTCTTTAGTAACAATAGCTTGTAGTGGTTTTAATATTTTTATTCCATTGTCTGAGAAGTATCTTTCATCAGCTGGATAAACAGAAATCATTATAACCACCTACTTTTAGGATCTATTATTATTTTAGTTAAAGTACCAGTCCATGTAATAGTATTTTCACCTGGTTGTAATTTAGGAAAATCACCAGTCATGTTTCTATTTTTTAATACTGAGTTAAAATAAGCATTTTGTTGTGAACTATCTACTACAACATAATCTTCATCAATATTAATTGTAAATACATCTAATCCATTTAATGTAAATGTTACATCACCAGAACCATATAAATAAATAATTGGCTCAGATTCCAAATTTCCCAAATTATTAACTGTAATTGATTCTTGTGAGCTAATAGTTTCTTCTACATAGTCTTCTGCAACTTTATACTTAAATGGTTGTACATGAAATGTTACTTCAGCTGTTTTAAATCTTAATAATCTTACATAATCTATTTGCTCTAAAATACGAGCATTATAATACTTATCTGATTCGTTAGATAGTATTAATGTTCCTGAACCAGAAAAAAAGCTAATAACTTGATCTATATCGAAATTATTAGCTAAACCTATTAATAAAGTCTTATCATAAGCTCCATATCCTAGTTCATCTATAATATCACCATTTCGACCATCAACATCTATAGCATTATATCTCATTGGTGGTTTTGAAATCGAAGGTAATTCCTGAATGATTAGTCCAGGAATAGTATTACTATTTACATCTTTCCAAATTACATAATTATCCATTAAATACCTCCTTTACAATTGTATTTTCTACAAATTGTCCCATTTCTCTTCCATTCATTACAACTTTTACTTGCTGTAATGCCTTTTTAAATGAATTTACCATCAATGATTCATTTTGCATTATAGTGTTTTTGCCCCCTAATGTGCTCATATTCGGTTTTTTCAATTGAGATGATATATTTGCCTTATTTATCTCTAAATCTTTGCTTAGAGAAGAATTTATATTGCCTAGGATAGATTTACCTAGATCATCTGCTGTATCTAATACATTTTTAGACTTTTTCTTGATACCTAGCATAATACCTTCATCTAAAAATTGTCCCATCTCATTAGTAGCTTTAGATGGTGATTTTTCCTGTAATGAACTTTTTAATTTGTTAAGTATTTTACTACCGAAATTAGAAATAGACTTAAATACTGAGCTTTGCTTATTTTGATTTGTAATACCTTTGTTTACACCATCAATTAAAAATTGACCTGCTTTTTCAGAATCACTTTCTTGTTTGCTTACCTCTTTTATGGTTTCTGTTACGAGTTTAGCCATCTCTGCTTTTGATTTTGGCTCACCCTGAGCAACACCTTTTATATACATTTGTATATTTCCATCAGCTAATTCTTTAAATTCTGGTTGATATCCCATCAGCATTCTTAATTCTTCAGCTGTTTTATCATTCCACTCAATTTGAACATCATCTAAGCCATCACCAGTAATAGTCAAATACTGTTGCATTTGCTTTTGCAATTGTTTCAATTGCTTATCTTCTGCCTCAATTTGACTTACATACATTTCATCTCCACTTTTTTCATACATGTGCTGTAATAATTCTAGATTTTTAGCATGTGAATCAATTTTATCTTGTAATATATCCATTTCTGCATTTTCTGATTTTTCATAATCTTTTACATATTCCCAATTTGTATATGACATTTCATCATATTTCTTTTGATGGAATAATGAAGCATTTTGCTCATATTGTCCAATAGTATAAGCATATTCTGACAATAAATCTTCTTGTTGTTTATAGGCATTTTTTGTAGCTTGAATTTCTTCATCTTTTTTAGCTATTTTTTTATCAATTGCCTCTATTTCCCATCTTGTATGAGTTCTAGTCTTAGTTTCTACCCATTCTTGAACTAAAGCTTCTCTTTCAGCCTCTTGTTCAGTTAATATTTTTTCAGTATCATTCAAATCTTTTAATGCATTTTCACGATTTTTTATTGCCTCAGTATATTTTTCTTCATTAGCATTTAATATGATCTGAGCTTTCTTTTGTTCTATTAATTCATCAATTTCTTTTCTGATATTTTTATAATTCTTAATTACATTACCATTAAGTTTCATCTCAGTTCCTAATGCATTATTTAAAGTTGTTACAATAAAATTAGCTCGATCCTCATATCCTGCTTTTACTTTACCGTTGGCATCAACAATATTATTTAATTCATCAGCTAATGATTCATAGTGACTTAATTCACTCATATTAGTATCAACATATTCTTGGCTTTTTTGTTTTAAATTATCCCAAGAATCACAATTTTCATCGATACTAACTTTTAGTTTATCTAACTGCTCTTTATGTCTCTTTTCTGCCTCTGTAGCAGTATCACTACTTGATATCCATATAGCTAATGCTGCTCCTACAGCTGCAATACCTGCTGCTAAAGCAACATATGGATTAGCTAATGCAGTAAGATTTAATTTTTCTAACAATGTAGTCACTGTTGGAATTAATCCTCCTGCAGCCTTTAGACCACTTATAACACCTGTAAATGCTCCGACAAACTCAGATATCTTTACTACTGTAAATGCAGCTAACATACCACCTATCGCACCTATAAAGACAGTTCTATTATCAATAAACCACTTAAATACAGATACAACAGCTTTTATAGCCTCTGTTATCTTTTTCCCAACAGCAGACCAGTTTACAGATGATGCCCAGTTTTTAAAGCTTTCTGTAGCACTTTTTAGCACTGGAATTAATGATCTAGATAAAGCCAAAACCAATTTATTCTTAATTGTTGAATATGTTTCACCTGCTGTCTTTTTATAATCATCCATTACAGCATTAGCTACAGCCATCTTACCTGCATCAGTTTCAGCTAATGCTTTATTCATACCACCAACTGACTGTGTAATTATTTTAGATAACATTGAAACCTTTTGTTCCTCAGTTCCAAACTTTAATACTTTCTTTTGAGCCTCATCAAACTTATAACCTAATCTTGATAAAGCATCTACTTGACCATTACCTAAAACTTTTCCCATCATGGTAGCTATTCCAGAGGCAGATTCCATACTTGCACCGATTCCATATTGTTGAGCTATCATATCGTTCATTACTGGAAGTAATTTCTCTAATGATTCTTTATGTTCAACATATGTTCCTAACTCTTGTAGTCCTGCTAACTGTGTTTCTTGTGATACTACACCAAGTTTTTCTTCTTTAGCTGTTAGATCTATAACTGATTTTATCTGTTCATCAGTAGCATTAGTGGTATTTCTCATTACTCGTGTCAATTTTGCCTCTTGTTCTTTTAGATCATTAGACATATCAGACCAGTCATCAAGTGTTGATACAAGTTTTTTCATACCATTAGCTACAGCTTTTAGACCACTTTTAATGGCATCACTAATTAAATGAGCTTTAATAACATCACCTAATTTAAGTCCTTTTTCTGATGCATCTTCTTCTGATTCACCGAACTCATCCATTGTCTTAGTATTATCATCAACAGATTTTTCTAGTTTATTTAATTCAGCTTTAGCATTATTTAATTCTACTTGCCATTTTTTAGATGTATCACTATTCTCACCAGTTTCTTTCTTAGAATCTTCCAATGCCTTAGTCAATATTTCTACTTTATCTTTTTGTTCCTGAATCTTTTTATTCAACACTTCATTTTGTCTAGTTAAATTAGATGTTGATTTATCAGTCTTATCATATTGACTAACAACTACTTTCATTTCACTAGATAGAACCTTTAAATTGTTAGAGATGTTATTTAATGCCTTACGGTATTCACTTTCACCCTGCAATTTAATTGTTCCACCAAAACTTTTACTTGACATATTTCCTCCTTTCTAATCTGGTAAAAACTCACCCTCATGACTAGCTTGTTCTTCTACTTCATGATAGCTTTTTCCAGATAACTTAAAATCATAATTATCTTTAAAATGTTTATATAATTTCAATAATTTTCTAAATGTCATTCTTCCTACTTCTTTTTCGGAAAAACCTAATAAACAGTGTCCTATAAATAAAACCCACGAGAAATCTATATGACCATCATCCTCGTGGACTACTCGTTTTTTGGGAGATCATCCACTTTAGTAGAATCGACAACTAATGATTCAACTACTTCAAGTAATTTCTCTAAACCAATTTCTGATAAAATTCTACCAACTTGTTTTTCTGTTAATAATGGCTCATTGGTATTGTTTTTTTCATTCTCAATATCAATTGCCTCATTAATCATCTCTGTTAATCCAACTTTTAGATCTTTTAGTTTAGGCATTCCACCTTTTGCTGAATCTACTATACGAATCCAGTCATCTAATGTTTCATATTTTTCTTGTATTTCCTCAATAACATTCAAATTCATGCATATAGGATAATTCTTTTTCTCAGTCTCAATATATTTAATTACATCCTTCATATTTTTCCTCCTAATAATAAAAAAAGAGGTGGAATATTACACCCCACCTCTCGTAATTTCTTTTTAATGATTAAAGTGTTCCACTTGGTGTTAATAAACCATCAAGATAACTTGTAGCATCTGATAAACTGCTGAATGTTTTACAAATAATCCAAGTTCCAGCAGCATTTCCATTTATTGCCTCACCTAGTGGGAATACAGTTCCTTCAAGTGATGAAGTACTAAATTCAACACTCTCACCACGAGATTTATTATCACTTGTGATTTTAGTGAATTTAACTCTTGGAAAGAACTCAACTTTATATTTTTGATCACCACCAACAACTTTAGTAATGATGTGTCCATAACCAAATTCTGGAATTGAATCATCAATTTTTCTGGTTACTTCACCATCACTAATTGTACTTCCAAATAATTCAGCCAAAAATGCATCATCATCATCGATTATTGTTAGAGTTAATGTTCCTTTATTAAAAGAATAATCACTTTCTTGTAATGCATCGAAAGCATATAACTCAGCATTATTAAATTCTGGTGCAAATGTTTCCTCAGATACTTTTTCAAATACTGGAACTCCACCTGTACCTAATGTTTTGTACTTTTTAGTAGTACTATCAATTTGATTATATTTAGCTATTCTGTAGCCGATTCTTGCCATATATTATTCCTCTCTTTCTCAAATGTGCATGTCTTATGATATTGCTCAGTGTCTTCTTCAAACATTTCTGAACTATCTTCAGTCCATACCCACTCGTTATTTTTCATCAATTTTTTAACTTCTTTTTCTATATCTAAATAATTACCATCACTATAAATATCTACATCTACAGAGCAAATACTGTATAAGCATTCATCATTTCCAACTAAACCTGGTTCATCACCAATAATTGTCCAAACAACATATGTTTTTGAATTTCCTAAATACTTAATATGAGCTGTAGGAATACTATTTGTACCTACAGTTATCGATGTACCAAATATTGTTTTTAATTCTTCATTCATTTAGATCACCATAATCCTTTGAAATATTTTTCTTGAACTTTTAACATTTCTTGTTCAATATCTGCAGCTTTAAAAGATTTACGAAAAAATGGACTTTTTCCCTCAGTTGGTGTTCCATATTCCCTAGCCATAGCTTTTAATGGTATTGGTATTCCCTTAGGATAGCCTTTTTTAGGATGACCGTCATATCCGTAAAAGCCGATGTGAACATTGATTCCATCATCTGAAGGTGTTTTATACACCCTCGTTATTCTTAGGCCTTCTTCAAGTGATTTAGTAGTTTTAAATGACTTTTTCATGTTTCTAAGAACATTTCTGTGGACAACTTCTGCACCTGCACGACACATCGATCCAAAAACATCATATAAGTTATCTTCCAATTCCTTAAATTCTTCCATTAGTTCATATGGAATTTCAGCCTCAAATTTTGCCATTATTTAGTCACTTCTTTTGCTTGAATTTCCAACTCTATTTTGTCTTCATCAACATTATTTAGGTATTCAATTGAATATTGCTTACCATCATAATCGACTAGCATATCTCGAGTAATAGTTACTTTAGGATATCTGATCGTAAAATTAGTGTAAGCTTTTTCAAAGTCTGAATTACTAGCTATTAGTGTGAATCCAGAAGTTGTTTTGACTTTTGCATAAGTAGTAAGAACAGTGGTTAGAGTTCTAGCTTTAAAGCCACCACTGTCCTCACTTACTGATGGTGATTTTATAGTTATTTTCTTGTTATATTCACCTGGATTTATAACTTTTGTCATAAATAATTAACCGAATGCATTCCTAGAATAGACTGCACTACCTTATTTATATTTTTTTCATCAACATACATAGATCGATTATCATACATATCTTGACACAAAATAAAAACAACAATTATAAAATTAGGATAATCATCCAAGTCTTTTACATTGTCATCTGAACTTGTTATAGGTATTCCAGTATATTGTGAAATATATTCTTTGGCTATATTTAGATAAGTTTTTAGCTCATTCTGTGTTGCTGTATCATTAGTTACATCAACACGAATGTAATCAGCAATATTTTGATAAGTAATATCACTTACTTGGTTAATCATTTTTTACCTCCCTTCGAGGTTGCCTAAACAACAATTTAAAATAATTAAATTGTTCCTGATCCAGTTACCATTACAGCTATCTTTTGAGTATTTTCTACTTTAGCATCTAATTCAGCATATCCTACTACACCAATTGCATGTTGTGCAGCAAATAATTCATATAATACTTGCATTTCAACTTTTTCTGGCTCATGAATACCTAATCCAGAGAAATCACCATAGAACATTACTTCTTTAGCACTTGTTCCTAAAGCAGTTACATTTTCAGAACAATAAACTGGTCTTCCTAATAATTCATAACCCCATTTTTTATCAAATACAGGATTTAATAGGTAATTTCCTTGACCATCTTTTAATTTTCTGATTTGTTTTCTTGTACTTCTATTCATAATCCAATATGCATCTTCTTGATATGCATCTGGTACTAATTCTTGTAGATCAATTAATTCATCAGCAAGAATAGCATTGTTATTAGCAGAAGTTACCTTCATATTAGTTGAATCATAAGTACCTTTGATACCACTAATCTTGCTATCTGTACCATATAAGCATTCTTTTTCAATGAATTTAGCCATTTTCTTAGCCATTCTTTCAATAACATAATTAACTAAATCAAAGTCACTGTTATTTAATAGTGATTTAGAGATTTTAGTTAATGCACCAATTAGGTAACCACCTAATGTAGTACTTCCTAGCTTATTAGAACGAGATATTAAATCTGTAAATTCTGTAGCATAATCAACTGTAATATCATCAGTTGATGTATCTTCTTTTGGAACTACAATTGAACCTACACCAGTATATTTAGTTGCACTAGCATATAAAGGTGAAATTTCAACTATTTTATCAATTATCTTCTTAGCAATTGTACTTGGAATAACAGCTCCGTTAGCTCCTTTACTTAATTCTGTTGGATCTGGATCATTATTGCTATATGTTCTTACCATTTTAGCAAATGCAGCATAATCCTTCTTTTCTTGTAATGAACTATAGATTTTTTCTTCTTCTTTTGATAGTCCATTTTCTACTTTTACTTCTTTTGTTTCCATATTATTTATTTTTTCCTCCATTTCTATTGTGTTTTCAATATCATTAATTTCGTTCATGATACTGTCAAACTCTTTTTTTTCTTCTTCTGTTGCAGCTCTTTTTTCTTCTTTAGCAACATTTACGATGTTTTCAGCTTTTTCTTTTAACTCATTAGCTTGTTCAATTAGATTTTTCATATATTCCTCCTTTTAACTGTTTTAATTTATCCTCAAAATATGAGTAATCAATATCTTGAGGTTCAACAACTTCTTGTTGTTTAGGCTCTAATTCACTTTCGTTGGTTTCCTCTACTTCTGTAGGTTCTTCAACTGGAGCTGGTTGCTCCTCTTCTTTTTCTTCCTCTTCCACATTTTCTTCTTTTAATTCTTCTGGAACATTTTTATATCTTTTAAATAAGTCTTGATCTACACAAGCCTCACATTCTTTCTTGCAACCTAATAAAGTTACATTGAATATTTCGTTAGTTTCTTCTGATGATAGCCATGTTTCATTATTTATTAACTCTCTTATTTCATCTTCTTTAACTTTGGCTTTCTTCATATACAAAGGCAACATGACATTTTCTTGAATTTTATTTAATACATCAATTTCCTTTTGCATTTCATCAGCATTTCCCCAAACGAATGATAGTGGCTTATGAATCATTAGCATTGAATTTGTATATAACTTGATATCATCACTAGGCATAATTAAAAAAGATGCTGCACTTGCACACAGACCATCTACATAAGCATTAATCTTAATTTTCTTTGTTTCCTTAGCTCTTTCAAGCATTGTAGCCATAGTTGATGCAGCAAATACTGAACCACCTGGACTATTTACATACATATTCAATGTTGAATTATCACTCAACTTATCTAAAGCATCTTTGAAATCTTTCAGATCAACATCTGATTCTGAACTAAAAAAATCAGCCTCTTTATCATCAGTGATAGCTCCATAAACATATAGATCTACACTATTTTCTGTCTGATTTTTAAATTCATAAAATCTATTCCTCACTATTATCACCTCCTTCACTCATAGATTTGCTACTATCAGTATTAGGTGTATAATATGTCTTACTCTTTACATCATAGATAACATTACCTAATGACATAGCAATAATATCTAGTCCTTCTATTGCATCATAGTTTTCTAGATATCTGATTTCATTTTCTGTTATCCATCCAGTTTCTTTAGCTATTTTATAAGCCTCGAATCTTTCTTTTAAATCACCTTTTAGAATTTCTTTTAGATCAAAAGCAAAGAATAAATCTGCTTTTTCTTTTTCTAACAATAAATCTCTATTTAAAGAACACTCTATTTCAGCTAGAATTGGTTGTATTGCCTCTTTAAAAGTTTCACTAAACTTCTCTTTGATGTGGAAAATATCATTAATATCTTGTTTTAATGCTTTTTTCGTTTCATTAAGTTGTAATTCTACACTCGAATTAGAACTTTCTTGAAATTCCATTCCATCATTAAGAATTATCATGTTTTCTTCATTATCGTTTTTATAAAGTCTACCCCAAGCCTCTTTTAACTTATTTAGAGCCTCTTCTGACAATTTATTTTTAGATTTTAAGAAACCTCTTTTATTTCCACCATTTTTTAATAATGTTAGCTGGTATTTAAGCTCTTGATAAGATGTTTCAATAGCTTTTGAAACTTGCTCAGTTACACCATTTCCACTTGCTCCATCTTTGGTATTTCTTAAAATCTTTATAAAGTTAAAATCTTTATAATCTTTACCATTAACACTAATTTCATAGTTTTTAAATATTGGATCGTTATTCTTTTTAATTGTGATCTTATTATCTTCAACATAATGTAAAGATATAACTTTGTTTAATCTTTTCTTTATGTATGCATATCCACCTTTTCCTAATAGATAATCTTCAACAAGAGCTTTTTTGAATTGAACACCTGATAAAGTATCTTTAGTATCATCATTCAATAAAGAAACACGATCATCGATTAATTCTTCAATTTTACCTTCTGATTCTTTATATAGTTTTATTGGTATCATAGCTACTGTATTGCATATCATATCTACTGCTTTTTCTACAGTTGGAATTGATAATGCCATTTTTCGATCTATAGTTTCACCATTGAATAAAGCTGTCAAAAAAGCATCATCTGTAGTTAGTACAGTATTTGATCTTCTTCTAAAGATTTTTCCAATAAAGTTTTTAAATCCATCCATCTTTTATCACCTCCATCTATGCAACTTGAATTACAAAATCATAAGTATTTAATAATTCATCTTTTTCCAATAAAAAAATTGCATTTATTAATGCAACCACCATATCTACTTTTCCATTAGATTTTTTCTTTGTTACATAACGATTCATATTTGTATCGTATGTACATCTAGCATTCTCAAAGTTGATTTCGAGTAGCTTATTTTCTTCATATCTAAACTCACCATTGACTATTTTTTCATATAACAGTTTAGTTGGTGAATGTAATGTATCACTGTGCTGTCTTATCTGAACACAATTATATTTTGTGTCCCATTTTTGAGCACTTGATAAAGCATTGAATCGGTCATAACCGATAGCCATTATTGTGACACCATATTTTTCTTCAATATGAAATACGAAATCTTCTATTACTGAATAATCTACTGTCTTATAACCACAAGCTACACATTTCATAGTTTTTATAAAGTTATAATAGTTGATTTTCTCGATCTGATTCTTTTCTTCTATTCTTCCTTCTGGAATAAAAGCTATTGATTCAGCTAGAATGTTATTATCATCATCGACAGCTGCCATAGATACAGCACAGTTATCGTTACTCATTGATAAGTCCACACCTATATAGACATTTCTACCAGTCCAGTCTATATGTGTTACTTTACATCGTTGAACATCATTTATATCAACAAAGGATTCTGTTCCTAATCCCTGGTAAATGATATTACAGTGTTTTGTTAGAAAGTTTTCTCTAGCACTTTCTACAGCTATTGCTTTAGCTCTTTTCTTTAATAAGTCTTCCCATATTTCTTTATTCTCTAAAGCAGCTGGATTAGACTGTTTCAATATTAGATCATCGGTAGCCCAATTTTTTGTATCATCTGGCTCAAATAACAAGCCAAATACAGTCTCATCTTTCTCTAAATTATCTAATACCCTTTTTAAATACTTAACTTCATCCTCAAATGGATTATTTATAGTAGGATATTTAGTCGATATAATACAACCTAATTTATTTAATATATTCAATTGGCCAGACCTCATAGCTTCTATTGCATATGAATTAGGTAATGCACCTACTTCATCTGCAGCAAAAGCATTCGGTAATCTTGAATCCATTCTGTTGATGGAATAATTCAAAGGTATTAATTTTGTTTCAGTAAGCTTAAACAAAATATAATCCCTTAGAATTTTAAACCGAGGCTCACCATTATATAAATAGATCTTAGGTGAGGCTTTTAGTGTTTCACTAATTGCCTCTTTTATTTCTTTTGAAATTTGTCCATCTGGTGCTACAGAGTAGAACTTACTATACTTTGGTTCAGTAAAGAATAACAGTATTAACAATGTTCCTACTGTATATGTTTTAAAATTCTTTCTACATATCTCTAATATACCTGTTTCGTATCTTCTTTTATTAGGATTATTACGATAAACAACACTTAAAAGAGCAATATAATAAAGCCATTGATAACCACAAGTACACTCGTAATGAGTTTTACCAGCTTTTAAACCTTTTGGCATTATCAATAACTTTAAAACATTTTCAATAATCTTTACTTTTTTTTCATTAATTACATACTTTTTGTCTTTTCCTTCACAGATTTTCATGAAGATTTTCATCTGTGATTTAACATATTTTGGTGTAGTTTTTAGTCTTATAGACTTTTTACAGTATTCATATGCCTTATTATTCATTGTCATCACTGCCATTTATTGCAGCTAACAATGGATCTTCATCTTTATCTGGATCTTCGACATTGTAATTTTTAATAATTTTCATTAAACAAGCCACAGTTTTATTAGCACTATCTGTTGTCCTGTTATATTCAGCTATTGCTGGATTAGAGTAAAGGTTTTTTCTTCCTTTTACATATTCCTTTTCCACTAAAATACCTTCTGCTGTCAAAGTCTTTTCTAGATTATCTAAAATATCTAATTGAACTTGATATCTATTAAAGGTTGTAGAGAAGAAATAATTACTTTGTACCCCACTCTCTTTAGCTATTTTCATAATTTCTTTAGCTTGATTCCTTAGCTTTTTCTTTTCACTTTCTTTTTTCATTTCATTTCTCCTATTTTATGCTAATTTTCCAAAAAACCCACGAAAAAAACAATTTGTGTGTTTTCTTA